CACAAGAGTCATCAAGCAAATCCCACTTTTGTAAAGTTTCAATATTTGGAAGACCTTGAATGCGAGTTCCACTATTTTCAACTAAAACATAGTTACCAAAGTTTGCAGGGATTGCTTCATTTTCTTCTTCTGCTGTAGTTCTAGCACGATCCACTTCAATCTTGGTGGTTGCTGGTCTAGCAGTTCTATACCCATTCACATATGCAATACCCGGAGACACATCCAGTTCTAACTTATTTGCAGCAGTAGCAGAATTATATTTTACTGTAAAGTCTTTTGCTAAGAAATCACCATTTGTTTCTTTGGTGCGGATAGCCATCTCATCACCAATAATAGCATAGGTATTTCTATCAATTTCTTGTTGTAAAATACCATCCTCAAGTCTATTAATTGTGATAAAGTTATCACCAGAATCTAAAAGGTCACTGGTCGTAAGTGTTAATGTAATTCTATATCTGTCCGCACCCGGAGCAGTTTCGTTAGGAAGAACCTCTTGGTTATCATAAAGAGTGTTTGTATCATCGACTGTTACAATATCTTCTGTTACTTTAAAACCAATATTAGTTGTAGGAGTTCCAGAATATTTTGAAACTAAAATATCTGCTTGTGGGTCTGCCTGTACAAAATGCCCTCTAGTAAAGTATGCACCTCTATTTACAGAAGCACGGGTTCCTACACCTACTGCACGGTTCGCAGGGGTATCAGTAGACTGAACAGTAGCAGTTCCACTAGCACTACCACCAACTTCTGTCAGTGCATCACCAGCAGAGAAACGAATAGGAGTAGTGTTAGAAGAATTTTGTGATGCTGGAGTTCCCTGTGCTTGCCCTGCACTAATATAATCAACATAGATCGTGTCTGGGTCGGATGCACCAGAAATAGGATTAGTTTCAGCACCTACAATCTTAATAATACGAGCTTGAATACCATCGGCATTTTGAACTACATCACCTACTGCAAGATCATTAATAGCAGAAAGTTTTACATACTCAAAACTAGTATCAATATCAAGTCCACCCGGTTCTACAACAGAACCTTCCTTAAAAATATTACGACCAAATCTTGCCAACTCTTCTTGGATAATTGTCTGCATCTGTGTAAGTTCACGAGCTTGCAGCGCACGACCAGAGTTAAACAGCACTCTGTGATAGTGATTACTTGCAGAGAAATCATCTTTATATGTCGTGTTAAAGGTGTTCTCATTAAATGTATTAGGCATTTAAATCTTTTCCTTAGAGTTGAATAATAATTTTAACGTCTTCGGTCTGTGCAGCATCACGGGTTACTGCGGAACGATTTTCAATATATAGGATGTTTCCAGAGAATGGATCAATCTCACCATCAGAGTCAGCAGTAATAGTTCCAGCATTAAGAGCGTTTGCAGAATCCTGAACCACTTCAAGGGAGAAAGGAGTGAATCCAGTATTTTCATTTTGATGATAGTATACTTTATTACTCTCAAACTTATCTACAAATGCTCTACCACCATCAGTTTGACCAACAATAACTTGGTCTGCTGCAATACCACTGGGACTTTGTAAAGTAAGAATATTTAGTGCCGATGCATTAGCACCTGTAAAGTCAGAGTCTGCTGAACTTCTAGAGGTTGGAATCTTTGGATTTTTAATCAAACCAATTTGTCTAAAGTCCTGACCACCAATTAAGAAGTCACCATTTACATCACCACTAGGTTTAGCATTAAACATTGCAGTAGTAGATTTCAAATCCACTCTTGGATCAGCACCTAAACCACCTTTAGAAATAATAGGACGGATTGAAGCACCAGAACCTCCACCACCAGAGACAGTAAGTTCAGCATATTCATACCCAGCACCGAATGGGAAACCTCCAGCAGAATCATCTACAACTACAGAACCAATTGATCCACTAGATGTTACTGATGCTCTTGCTTTAGCATTGCTTCCATTACCCACAATAGTAAGTGTTGGCGCAGAAGTATATCCCGTTCCTGCATTAATAACATTATACCCAACAATAGAACCTGCTACAGCAGCGTCTTGGATATTTTTTTGTTCTTGTGGAATTGCTGCCAAGTCATTTGCAGAATCGACAAACTCTACAGGAATAAAGTTGGCAGTAGCAAACTTATTCAAATTGGATGCAGATACAGTGTAAAGATATTTCCAAACATATCCATCAGCAAGAGGTTGTGTAGCACCGCTAACTGTAGTTCCAGTGCCAATTGTATCAGGGTTTACTGTAGAAATAACAGCATTTCCATTAGCATCTCTACCTTGACGAATACAAAGGTAAACACGGTTGGATTCTGTAAATACATAATACTGCCCATTTTGAGTGGCAGTTTGATCGTCACGATATGCACGATAAATTGTTCCACTTACCCAGTTGTATCTAGGAACAATAAAACTCAAATCTGTTGTTTTAATTACAGATTGTAGGTTTAGTCTAAAGTTTCTTTCCTCACGATCAGCATTTACAGTTGTAGTAGGTGGAGTATCCGTTGTATTCCATTCATCAGACTTAGCATATCCAATATAGTAATTGTTATCAGAGTCTTGTAAATCTGTAATCAAAGACCTGATTAGCTGATTTTTAAATCCATTTGTAACGATTGCTGTCATTTTTAATTTATACCTTTAATTATGGGAATGTGACTAGTCCGGTCACGGAGTCGCCAGTATATGTTGTAAACCAAGCATCAGTAGAATCATTCCAAATACAATCTAAAGCCATTCCTTTGTATAATCGAACAAAGCAGTTTGGGGGAGAACTTGCTCTGCGGTGTTCTAATCCCTTTGTACCTTGGAAATCTAGTTGAACATATCCATTAACTGGTCCAGCATATCCAATAAACGTTTTTGTCTCACCGTTTTTACTACCCTCATTAATCGTAAAATTGATTGCAGAGGAACTAGGATTTAATACCAAAACTTTCTCTTTTAAATCTGTAAGAGCCGTTCCATTATTATCTACTGTGCGGATACTATAATCTAGACCCCCATCAAGACTAACAGTTCCAGTGCCTTTTGCTTTCAAAATCAAATCAATATTTGGGTCATCACCAACTGCTGCAATGGTAGGACTAGAATCTTTTGCAGTTAATTGAACGTAGTTCTTTGGAGTGCCTACAGTTTCTAGTCCAAGAATTTCGTTATCTGCACTATCAAGAATTGTGCTGTTAATTCTAGGAGTGAGAAGGTTTAGATTTTGAATTGTAGACTTGTTTGCATTAATAGAATATGTTCCACTAGACAATGTGCCATCGTCAAGGAGTTTAACCCAATCTGTGCCAGTGTTTCCATGAGCAACTACTGCTCTTTCAGAGTCGTGAAGGAATGCAAACATACCATGATAAACTAATGCATTAGGAAGATCACCAAAAGAATCAAATGCATTACCAAAATAAACCTTTGCTGCTGTTGCAGATACTCCAGCAGAATCCCTTAAATCAATCACTCTACCGTGATGCCCACCTTCATTAACGATAGTGGGAATTACACCTGACTTATTCTCAAGTGTAAGAGTTTGACCAGAAGCATCTGGATTTTGGAAAGTCAGTTTAGTGGTATGCCCTTCACTATCAGTAAAGACAATACCATCACTATCAAAAGTAATCGGAGAACCTAAAGAGTCAGCAGAGGTTCCGAATGCTGTGTAGAGTTCACTAAAGTTATCATTGATCTTGCCAGCAGCAGAACGCAGGGTGTCCCCTGTTCCATCGTTTGCACTTGATCCTCTGTTGATTGGTAATCTAGCCATGTGACCTTCTCATTGATTTAGTTTTTTAATATTTATACAGAAACTTTAAGGTGTATCATCATCAGAATCAAAATAGAATGGGAATACATCTTCATCTGTCGTCTGAATCGTATCAGACATAAGAATAATAGTTCCAGAAGTTGCAGAATCATCGAATGTTGGTGAATTAGTGTTAAGGATATCTGCAATAGAGGCATAGTTATCGTAGGAGTCACCAATACTGCCAAAGGAATCTTGGTAAAAATTGATACCTCTATCGAGATAGAATCTCGTCCCACTGTCTCCCATAGAAACAACACTACTATCAATACCTGTGATGTTAAAC